CGCACATGACACCGACGCCATGGCCCAAGAAATACAACGCCGAGCTGAAGGACGTCCGGTATATATCTACCCTGATGCATCAGGCGGAAACAGAAGCACGAATGCCTCGCGCACTGACATTCAGATCTTGGAGTCTTACGGGTTCAGTAATCAATCACCAAAGGCCAACCCTCCCATCCGTGATCGGGTGGCTTCTGTTCAAGCTTTGTTGGAGAACGGGAAAGGCCAGGTAAGGTTGCAGGTTGCTGCCAACTGCAAGCGAACCATCGAATGTTTAGAGCTGCAGTCATATTCAGAGTCAGGCGACCCCGATAAAGATGCGGGTTACGATCACATGAATGATGCGCTTGGCTATCTCATCTACCGGGATTTCTCAATGCTCCATGCCCGCGCTGGTCGTGGTACTGGAATCAGGCTTTACTAAACTGCGAGCATTGGGCGGGATTTAGCTGTGTATTCAGGTTCCGGTTTTTCTGGCCGTGTCCGCGTTAGCACCGAAAGGACCGTTGATGCACCGAACAATTCTTGGGTGCGAATGGAACCTGGATGGCTGCTCATCGAGCAGATGATGAAGGGAACGCGGGGAATCCGCCAAGGTCATAGAAAATTTTTGCCGCAGTTCCCCCGAGAAAGCGACGAAAGTTACGATAATCGCCTCCAAAAGAGCGTTCTTAGCCCCTTCACAAAACGCCTTGAATTGATGTTGGCGGGCATGTTGACTCGCAAGCCCGTACGCCTCACAGATGTCAGCGATGTTGTCACTGAGCAGCTTTTTGACGTTGATTTGCAAGGCAACGACTTACAGCAATGGCTTTTCAACACTGCCCGGGTTGCTTTGAGGTACGGCCACGTTGGCGTTTTAGTAGATGCACCTGCTGCAGGTCAAAACGGCAGGCCCTACTGGGTTTCGTATTCTCCAAGAGAAATCTTGGGCTTTAGGACTGAGATAGCTGAGGGCGAGCAGAAGCTCACGATGCTGCGCCTTGCTGAAACCATCACGGTGCCAGATGGTAAGTATGGGGAGAAAAATGTGGAAAGGGTCAGGGTGCTCACCCCTGGCGCTTATGAAATCCACGAAAAAGACGAAAAGGGCGACTACAACATTGTTGATGAAGGGCGCACCAGCCTGAGCGAGATTCCCTTTGCTGTTGCTTACGCCAACCGCACTGGTGTCTTGGAGTCAATGCCGCCGCTCGATGACATTGCAGAGCTGAACCTGCAGCACTATCAGGTCTCTTCAGATCTCTCGAATATCCTCTCAGTCAGTGCAATCCCGCTGCTTGCGATTTACGGGTTCCCGCAGTCAGCGGAAGAGATCAGTGCTGGCGCGTCGGAAGCCTTGGCCCTTCCTGAATCTGCCAGGAGCGAATACATAGAACCCTCTGGCAACAGCTTTGATGCGCAGTTCAAGCAACTGGAGCAGATCGAGAACAAGATCAATGGCCTAGGTCTGGCTGCTGTTCTCGGGGCCAAGCTTGTTGGTGAAACTGCAGAGGCCAAGCGCATTGATCGCAGCCAAGGCGACAGCACCATGATGGTGGTGGCTCAGCAGATGCAGGACATGATCGACAACTGCCTGCGCTTCCATGCTGAATACATGCAAGAGTCAGTGGCAGGTAGCAGTCAGGTCAACCGCGACTTCCTTGGTCAACGCCTTGAGCCTCAAGAGATTCAGTCACTGTTGCAGCTCTACACCGCTGGCACGATCACTCAGGAGACCTTGCTCAACGAACTTGCCAATGGCGATGTTCTTTCTGAAGACTTCGACATCGAAGAGGAGATCGAGGCAACGCAGACCGGCGGCTTGATCGAAATGCAGCGGCCCGAGCCCGAGCCTGTGCCTGAAACAGAAGCCACAATGCCAGAAGCAGCGCCGGAGGCTGAAGATGAGTTGGCTGGATAATCTGCGCAAACGCAAGCCAGAAGATCCGATGAACCGGCTCTTGTTTTTCTCAAAGCAAGAGCTGACGGAACAGACCTATGCAGTGGTCAGGGTCACTTGGTATTTGCAGGGCAAAATCTGTGGTGTGTCAGAAACGGCGATCGGTCTGTATCAAGAGGATGTGATCGCTGAGTTTTCTGGTCTTGTCGGCAACGCGTTGCGTGCTGGCTGCGATGTCTCGATTGCTTGCATTGACGATCCGCAGTATCTCGGCATTTATGAATCATGAGCACGCCAGCCGAGCTTTACCGCAATGCGATTGACCTCAATCGATATAGCAACGGCGTTTCCAAGCGGATCATTCGGTCATATAACGATCTGCTTGTGGATACTTGTCAACGTCTTGCTGGCCTTGATACTGCTACGGCTCCTGTTAAAGCTCAAAGGCTTACGGCCATTCTCGGGCAGCTAAAAACGGGACTGACGCAATGGGCGGGTGACAGCACGACATTGTCGATTGGAGAGCTTGAGGATCTTGCTGGGGTGCAGGCTGGCTTTGTAGAAGAACAGCTCAGAAAAGCTTTGCCAGAGTCAGCCCGAGATTTAGTTAAGTCGGTTGAGATCAGCCCTAGATTTGCAGAGGCCGTTGCGAGCTTTGACCCAACGCAAGGCGGAATCATCTCGTTGAGCGATGACCTGCAAGCGGCAGTAAGCGGCGCGAGCCAAGCCGTGCGGGTAACGGTTGCTGATGGTGTGACCATGACGCTGCCAAACGGGCAGGTGCTTAAAAGCTCGTTCGAGAACATGGCTGAGCGTGAAGCTGCGGCGTTTGGGCAGGCCGTGCGGAATGGGTTCCTCACGGGCGAATCAACAGAATCGATTACACGGCGACTTATTGGCAGGTTGCAGGAGGGTGACTCGGGCTCGATCTCGCAGCTTTTACGCGCAGGTGGTGCAGCAACAACAAAAGCAAACAACCAGATCCGAACGGTCGTTAGGACGAGCATCAATCAAGTCGCTAACGCAGCGAGCATGAAGGCCTACGAGGCCAACCAAGACATCACGAAAAAGTATCGATACACCGCAACGCTCGATAGCCGTACCTCGCCAATCTGCAGAGCGTTAGATGGAACGGAGCATTTTTACGGCAAAGGGCCGATACCACCACAGCACTTCAACTGTCGTTCAACCACTGTTCCGATCATTGATTACGAGGGCCTTGGGTTTGACCCTCCACCGCCTAGCAAGATTGGGCGGCCTAACAGTGACAAGAACATCCCTGACGGTGAAACTTACGGAGCCTGGCTAAAGCGGCAGCCGAAAGCCGTGCAGGAAAAAGTATTGGGTGACAAGGGTCAAGTCGGTTATTTCAACGCCTTGTCAAAGAAGTACGGCCCAGACGGAGCTATCCGCAGATTTGTACGTGAGGACGGAAGCGAAAAGACGATTGATGATCTGAAGCGTGCCTATGGGCCAGTTTCTAAGATCAAGGCAAAGCCCAAGCCCAAAGCAACGATCACAAAGCAGAAGGCTGAAGTTCAGAAGTCGATCGCCAAGGCTGAGAAGAAGGTCGCGGCCACAGGCCTTGCGGATCAAATTGCCGCAAAGGAGAAGGAATTTAAGAAGCTCAACCAAGAAGTTTTGAAGGCTTTTGACTCGCCCAAGGATTTCAAGGTGGCCGCTGACAAGGCTACAAAGGCAAAGGCTGAGTTGGAAGAGCTGAGGCTGAAAGATCCTGCCTATGTAGCCAAGCAAAAGGCAGCAGAGAAAGCGCTTAAGAAGTCAATTCAAGAAGAAGCCGACAAGGTTGATCTGACTCCAGCTCTCGCTAAGGCAAGACCGCCGAGGGAGGCATTGAAGAGATACACAGGCGAGACTTACAGAGAGATGCGTGCTGAGGAATTCAGGCAAGCCAAAAAAGCAGGCAAGAAGCTCTCAGCGTTTGAGGAGGCTCAGATCAAGATCCATAAGAAGAATGGACTGCTGGCCGATGAAGCGGCAGAGATTGAGTCGTTCCTGAAGCGGGCACCAAAACACAAGGGCGAGGTTTACCGCACGATGATCACTGATCAGAAGGGCTTGGAGGACATGCTGGCCGGTTACAAGGGCGGCAAGACAACGTTGGCCATGGAGAGCTGGACATCTGACGGGACTCTTGAGTTTGCGCAAGGTCGAGGGCAGCGCGTCATGCTGCGCACCAAGAACAAAAAAGGCGTTGACATCAGCCAGCTGTCTGAGTTCGAGAAAGAGTCAGAGGTGCTGATGCCTCAGAACGTAAAGTACAAGTTGAAGGGCGTGACCAAAGAAGAAATCAGTGCTAGAGCTACCAAAGAGGGACGCTTTAGCTGGATTGTCGACCTCGAACAGCTATGACCACACCACACGACGAGCGATTTTCAACGCCGCCAGCGATTGGCGAGGCTGATCCCAAGTCTTACCCCAAGGGCATGAAGCCTGGCGATGATGGGTTCCTTGAGGCCTTGCTGGCTGACACTGATGTCAAGTTTGTAGACAAGGCCAAGAAAGCTTAGATTGATTAAGTCCCCGCAGGGTTCTTATGACTCTTCCTGCTAAGTACCAGTTCAAGTCGCAGGGCGGTGAAGCCAAGCCCAAAGCGACGGCCAAGAAAAAGTCCGCGAAAAAGGAAGCACCTTCGGAGGCTGACTGATGCCTAGAGGACCTGGCACCTACGGCTCAAAAATGGGTCGTCCCCCTAAAAAGAAAAAGAAGGGAGGCAAGAAAAAATGAAAAAGGGTTCTCGCGTTAGTTGGACCTATGGCGGTAAGCGGACCTACGGGACTGTGACCAGCATCAAAGGGGAGGGCTCCTACAGCATCAAAGGGCCAACTGGTGGCACTGTGACGCGGCGTGGAGCTAAAGGTGACCCTGTCATTGCTATCAAATCTGAAAGCACCGGCAATCCGGTGTTGAAGAAACGTTCGCAACTGAGCGCTGCGCCAAAACGAAAGTGACCATCAAACGCGGTGGCCATACGTTTGCAGGCTTTGATAAGCCCATCCGCACGCCGAACCATTCGAGCGGCAAGTCTCACGCTGTTGTTGTTAAAGACGGCGATAAAGCGAAGCTCATTCGGTTTGGGCAGCAGGGTGCTAAGACGAAACGTCCGCGCAAAGGTGAGAGTGCTGCGGACAAAGCTAAGCGCAAATCATTCAAGGCACGCCACGCAAAAAACATCGCGAAGGGCAAGACATCTGCCGCATTTTGGGCGTCGAAGGTAAAGTGGTCGTGAAAACAACCTTACGGGTTATTCATGTCTGAAGAGCAAAACCAGGAGATTACGTCTCCCGCAGCTCCAAACAATGCCGAGCTGGATGCACTCAAAAACAGCATCCAAGCCTTAGAGAAAAAGAATTACGAGCTGATTGGCAAGCTCAAAGACGCAAAAACAATTCCTGACGGCGTTGATGTTCAGGAGCTGCTTGAGTTCAAGCGTTCTGTCGAACAGAACAAACTTGAATCAGAAGGCAAGTACACCGAGGCGCGTCAGGCTCTTGAGCAGCAGTTTCGCGAGGCCGCTGAAGCCAAGGACAAGCGGATTGCTGAGCTTGAAGCACGAGTCCGCGAGCTTGAGCTGATTGCACCTGCGAACACAGCATTGGCAGACGTGGTGCATGATCCCAGCATCGTATTCAAAGCAGACCTGCTGAAGCCGGACCAAATCGAGCGTGAAGCTGATGGCACTGTTGTCGTCGTCAACGGTTACGAGCGCAAGCCGATTAACGAGTGGGCCAAAACTCTGCCCAGCTACATGCAAAAAGCACCCAAGCCTGTTGGCAGTGGTGCGCCTTCAGGGCGCAGCGCAGGTGGCGACATCCCACCAGGCACAAAGAATCCTTTTGCTAAAGAGTCCTTCAACCTCACAGAGCAATCTCGGCTCTATCGAACGGATCGGGATATGTATGAAAGGTTGAAAGCTGCTGCTAACCGTTAATATGTTGGGCAAGGCAAAGCTACGCGGAGCCAATCGGGTTACGCCCACACCGTAAACATCATTCTTGAGGATCTGTCATGGCGACTCTTCGCTCTGACATCATCATCCCTGAGGTATTTACGCCGTATATCTTGGAAGCCACTACACAGCGTGATGCCTTTTTGGCTAGCGGTGTGGTGCAGCCAATGGCGGAGCTGAATGCAGCAGAGGGTGGTGGTGATTTTGTGCAAGTCCCGCACTTCAAAGCAAACCTGTCTGGCGATTTTGAGCGTCTGACAGATAGCTCTTCCCTAACCCCCGGCAAAATTGAAGCCGACAAGCAAGTGGGAGTTGTCCTACATCGCGGCAGGGCCTTCGAATCGCGAGATTTATCTGCACTCGCGGCTGGTTCGGACCCGATGGCTGCTATCGGCAACAAAATTGCTGATTACATCGCCAACCAACGTCAAAAGGATCTGCTGTCCTGCCTGGGCGGTATTTTCGGCGCTGTTGGTGACACCAGCTCCGCTTCTTTCGCAGCTTTGGCTGTTGATGGTGCGTCTGGCGACACCCCTACGCAACTGACTGCACGTCAGATTGTCGAAGGTCAGTCACTGCTGGGTGACCAAGGTGACAAGCTGGCTGCAATCGTTGTTCACCCCAAGGTGTACTACGACCTGAAAGAGCGTCGTGCCCTTGACATGATCTACGACGATGCAGGTCAGCCTGACACCGCCGCAGCTCAAGGTTCACTGGCTGGCGCCTTTGGTCCTGTTGCTGTTCCCACCTTCATGGGAATGCGCGTGATCGTGTCTGCTGATGTGCAGACCGCTGGTTCCGGTGCAACTACGGAGTATTGCTCCTACCTCTTCACGCAGGGAGCCGTTGGCTCCGGCGAGCAACTCGGACTTCAGACCGAGACCGACCGTGACATCCTCGCTAAGAGCGATGCCATGTCGATTGATCTGCACTACGTGTATCACCCGATCGGTTCTTCGTTCTCCACTTCTGTTTCCAACCCCACGCGGGCACAACTGGAAACTGTGGGTAACTGGACCAAGGTGTACGAGACCAACAACATTGGCATCGTGCGGATTACCACCACCAGCGCACTGGATTGAGGAGGTAACTAACCATGGCATCCATTTTTGAGGCAACAGCGGGCTCTTTGATTGGCCCGACCACTGGCGGCACTGTGACCCAGGCCACCAACAAGGCAACTGCCGTGACTCTCAATGCAGAGTCTGGGCAGATCACTCTTAACGGCGCTGAGCTTGCTGGCGCTGCTGAGGTGACTTTCCAAGTCAACAACGACAAGATTGCCGCCACTGACGTGGTGGTGGTCAACCACAGCTCTGCCGGTACTGCTGGCAGCTATCTGGTTCAGGCCAACAGCATTGCTGCTGGTTCGTTCAAGATCACTGTGGCGAACGTTGGTTCGACCGCTAGCGAAGCCATTGTGCTGAGCTTCGTGGCTCTGAAGGGCGCAAGCTCCTGATGGGTCTGTTCGCTTTCAAGCGAATGCGGGAACGTGAGGCTGCTGCGAAAGCGGTGGCCTCTACCCCCAAACGCAAGACTTCTACTGTGACGCCCGATGGCAGTAACAATCGACGCAACAGCGGGCGGCGCAAACGCCAACAGCTACCTGACGCTAAGTGACGCGCAGGACATTGTTGATGGCATGGTCGAAGATGCAGATGTGACCGCATGGGCTTCTGCAACCACCGATCAAAAGAATCGGGCGCTCTACACAGCAACACAGCGGCTAGACCGCGAAAGATTTCTTGGCGCACGGGCAACAGATACGCAGGCACTGCAATGGCCGCGTACTGGCGTGCGAAAGCCCGATACCTACGTCAATACGTACGCCACTGGCTTTCCTTTCCGCATCTCTGAGGATTACTTCACCGATACGGAGATTCCTAATCAGGTCAAGCGGGCTCAAGTTGTCCTTGCGGTTTACCTCAACAACAACAAAGACGGCATTGGCCTGAGCGGACTTGAGGATTTCAAGAACGTTCAAATCGGTAGCTTGAACGTTACGCCTGACAAAACTGGTGCAGTTGGCGCTGATCGCGTTCCACCGTTACTTGAACGGTATCTGACTGGTCTTAGAATTAGCGGACCAGGCAACATCGCTATCAAACGGAGCTGATCATGTACGGAGACCTCAAGGGCGGCTTTGAGTTCATTTCAGATACGGCTGCTCATACCGGCAGGTTTTGCTTGATCTATTTCAAGGAAGACACTGTGATCAATGCAATCACGGTTCAGAACGCAACAGGCAACAGCTTGGCTGGTGAAACCTTTGTGGCTGACACGAAGCTTTCTGGCATTGTCACCAGCATTCAGCTGACTAGCGGTGCTTGCCTTGCTTATCGCGTCTGATGGCCCTTGTTGACTCTCTAAAAAAGGTATCCAGCAAGGTCATCACCAAGTTTGGTGGTGATGTGACAGTACGAATTGTCACAGCGGGCAGTTACAACACCACAACTGGCGCGATCTCGGAAACTGAGAGTGACACAACGATCAAGGGCATCCTTGAGGACGTGAACCTGCGTGAGGCCAATGAGTTGGTGCAGGCCGGAGATAAGCGTCTAACGGTTGCGGCTGATGACCTCACAACTCTGCCTGAGACAAAGGATCGCATCGTTATTGGCGGCGTGGTGCATCAAATCATTCGCGTGGAGACGACAGAGCAGGACAACACTGCAATTACTCTTGAGCTGATCCTGAGGGCGTAACGATGGCACGTCGTCAGATCCGCCTCGACCAAATAAGCGACCACATGGAGGGCGAGGTTAAAAAGCTTGTTCGGGTGACGACGCTTGAGTGGGAAAAACGCGTGAAGCAGGCAACCCCTGTTCGAGTTGTTTACGAAGGCGAAGAGCCAGGCGGTGGAGATCTGCGTAACGCTTGGGAGAGCAAAACTGAAGGGTTTGTTGGTGAGGTCAACAACCGCCAAGATTATGCCGCGCCGGTTTGCTACGGAGTAATGCTGCCCGAGTCTTGGGGCGATGAGTACAGAAGCAGGCAGACTCCTAAGACTGTCCCGGGCTTCCCAGACATAATCGGCAAAGAGCTGCAGTCTTGGTCGCAAGGCCAATACAAAAAAATCGTGAGGGAAAGCTGATGGCTGCTGCTGATCTCAATTCAATTAGGGCAACGATTGAAGGAAGGCTTGCAACTGAGCTAGCCAGCAGTCCTGTTATCCCTGTTGTTTTTCACAACATGGCGTATGAGCCGACGCCTAACAGCTCTTGGGTGCAGTGTCTGACTAGCTTTGGCGCTAGCGAATATCTAGGCCAAGGCCTTACGACAAATTCGCAAAACCGCATTGTCGGCCTAGTCCTGATCAATATATTTTCAGGCAGGGGCGTTGGCCCAGGAGCGAACTATGTGATTGGTAAACGCATTCGGGATTTGTATAATCGAGTTATTGTGTCGGGGGTTTTCTTCGACGCTCCTATTGGCCCAGAGGCACTGGCTTCGCCAGCTCCCGAGGGCTATTTCCAAACCCAGGTCCGTGTGACCTTTGAATCCATCGAGGAACTCTGACCATGGCCACCATTCGAGGCGAATCCGGCTCAGTTGAATTTGAGACCGGCAGTGGCAGCCTTGCCCAAGTTGTCGGCACTCGCAGCTGGAGTCTGTCAATCACTAAAGAAACCTTGGACACCACTGTCCACGGAAATACTTTCCGTCAGTTTGTTGGCAGTCTTGTCAGTGGCTCCGGCACTGTTGAGTTGGTTTACGACCCCGACGCAACTGGCCAGGCTGGCTTCATCGAAGACATCGTCAAAACAGGCGATGCTGCTGATGCCTCGTTTGAGTTGTTCACCACTGGCACCACCAACGGCACTGATTCGCTTTCTTTTGGCGGCATCATCACTGACATGGAAATTACTTCTACTGTTGGTGAATTGGTTGTTGTCACCTGTAACTTCATCACCAGCAGCACTATCACTTCTAACCTTGAGTGATAAGGCTATAGTTTGAACGTATTGTTCAAGCTATTAAATGCCTGCTTCTAAGCGATTTGTGGATGAGCTGGTTGAGGCTTTTGACCTTAACCAGCGCCGCAAATTTGTTTTGACGCTCCCGTCAGGCGCGACCCGCGATCTTTATTTCAAGCCGATCACACGGGCAGACCGCAAGAAAGCCCAGCAACTTGCTGGCACTGAAGAAGCTTTGGACATCTCCACGCAAATGCTTTGCCAAATGGCTGAGCTGGAAGATGGCACAAAACCATTTGCCTCGGCAGATGCGGCCAAGCTTCAACGCAGGCTGCCTGAGTCTGTGCTGAATGAGCTTGAGCTGTTCCTCTTTGGTCTTGGCGAGGAAACAAGCATTGAAGACGCAAAAAACGACTGAAGCAGGACAGCTGGACTTACTTTGAGTTCTTCTTGGCCTGCGAACTTGGTATGACCGTAAGCAGGCTTCGCACAGAGTTGACTGATGCGGAGCTTGCGCATTTCGCCGCGTATTACGAAATCAAGCGAGATCAGGAAGAGAAAGCCGCTGATCGCGCTCGTCTCAGTCGGCGGTAACATTGAGGTATTACTAGGGCGGATCTGTGGCAGTCGAGTCCTCTGTACGCCTTAGGGTTGATGGCAGCAGTGCTGTCCGTGAACTTAATCGCGTTAACAAGGCCACTGGGGCCTTGCAGGGGGCAGTTGGAAAATTACTTGGCGGGTTTGCCGCTGCTGATCTCGCTAGGCGTTTTTTCAAAGGTTTTGCAGAGGCAGAAAAAGCAGCCGCAGCGGTTCGCACATTAGGAGTCGATTCGGGGAAGCTACGCCGTGAGCTTTTAGGTGTAAGCAATGAACTTGGGGGCCTAATAGGTCAAACGGAGTTAACTGCGGCTGCTTACGACGTGGCATCTGCTGGATTTACAAATGCGGCTGCTGCCGCCAATGTTCTTAAGGCTGCTAGCCTCGGGGCTATAGGAGGCCTTGCAGATCTCAACACAGTTGCAGACGCGACAACCTCTGTTCTTAATGCTTACGGGTTGAGTTCAGACAAGGCCGCGAAGTTAGTTGATGGATTTATACAAACCCAAAACGACGGTAAAATTATCGTTGCGCAGTACGCTGCACAAATTGGTCGCGTAGCTCCTGTCGCAGCTGCTGCTGGTGTAGGTATTGAAGACCTCAACGCAGCGATCTCAACAGTTACGGCGCAAGGTGTTCCTGTTGAGTCGACCTTCGCTGGTATTCGGCAAATTATTGCAGGTGTTTTGAAACCGACCGCTGAAGCGGCAAAGGTTGCGAAAACGCTAGGGATTGAATTTAACACTGCTGCTATTAAGGCCAAAGGTTTTGGCGGTTTTCTTGCTGACGTTGTTGAAAAGACCGGGGGCAGTGAAACTGCTCTTACGCAGCTATTCGGAAGCGTAGAGGCAATCAGCGCGTTGCTGCCTCTTACAAATGACGGACTTGTTACTTTTAACAAGAACCTTGACAATCAAGCAAATTCAGCGGGTGCGGCAAAAGACGCAACTAAAGAGCTTGGCGGCACTGTAACTTCTCAAGTTACAAAAATAGTAAACAATATAGGCAACGTTGCTAGGGCATTAGACACAGTTCTTGGGCCTGCCCTGAAGTTTATTTTACAGGATCTAAATAACATTATTTCCGCCGCTTCAACGGCAATTAGTAAGTTCACTGATCTTGCAACAGGCGCTCTTAGTAGATCAGCAGCAGCATTGCAGTTTGCCGCAAGCACTGGCACTACAAGCGAAAGTGCATTCACTTCGCTCAAAGAGGCGATTGGGACTTTGCGCCCGGAGTTGGCACAGTCTGAAACTGATCTTTTAAAGCTAGAAGGTGCTCTTGACGAAGCAGGCAGGGCTGCGTTGAGGTTTAGCGGGAAAAGTGATTTTGGCAGATTGCGCAATGAAGTATTAGACACAATCACTGCAATGCGTCAGTTAATTGTCAATAGACGTGAGGCTTTAGGAAAAGGATCACAACCTGCAGGCACTGCACCTGCTGGGACAGATCCAGAGGTCGAAGCATTACGAGCAAGAATCGAAGCACTGCTTGCTCAAGTAAACAGCAAAAGTGGCGCTAAAACACCAGAGCAAATTGCAGCTGACGCACTTAAAGATCAGCAAGAACGTGCTAAACAATTTTTGCATACTAAAAAACAAGAGGCTCTCTTAACGGGCAACATTACTGATAAGCAACGGCGTGGGCTAGAACATGTAATAGAAAAAATGAACCTTAGTAGGATGTTCCCGAAGCTGTCAGAAGACGAGCTGCAAGTTTTGCGAGATCAGCTCGATGTTAATTTCAATCTATCGGAGAAAGACAGAGAAAGAATTGCAGCGGCGAAGCTTCTAAAACAAGAGCAAGACGAGCAGTTGCGGCAATACAGAGAGATGGCAGATGTAATTGAGAACGGGATTAAGGGTGCAATCATGGGCGCGATCGACGGCAGCAAATCACTAGGCGAATCCTTGTCCGGCATCCTGCGCCAGCTTGGCGGGATGTTCCTAAACAAGGGCATCGGGTCCTTTAAAAACCAAGACGGGACAGGCGGCTCTGGAGTTCTTGGGATGTTTGCCAATGGTGGTCGCCCGCCTGTTGGCCGTCCTTCAATCGTTGGTGAGCGTGGCCCTGAGCTGTTTGTCCCAAGCCGTGCAGGCACGATCATTCCGAATCATGAGCTAGGCGGCAGCACCAGCGTTGTTGTCAACGTTGATGCTTCTGGCACTGAGGTCCAGGGCAACCAAGGCAACGCAGATCAGCTCGGCCGCTTGATTGGTCAGGCAGTGCAGGCAGAATTGATTAAACAGAAGCGGCCTGGAGGACTTCTTACACGCTGATGGCTACTTTCCCTTCAATCAACCCGACTTACGGGGCAAGCAAGCGCAGTCAGCCGACTGTGCGGAATGTGCAGTTCGGTGACGGCTATAGCCAGCGCCTGCGCTTTGGGTTGAATACTGATCTAAAGACTTGGAGCCTGAAGTTTGAGGTGTCAGAGACTGACGCCGACACCATTGAAACCTTCCTTGAAGCTCGTGGCGGAGCGGAACACTTTGACTGGTCGCCACCGGATGAAACTGAGACTTACAAGTGGATTTGCCAAGACTGGTCTAAGTCCATACCGTATTTGAACAGGGCAACGATCACAGCGACGTTCCAAGAAGTTATTGAGCCATGAGCACTGCTTTTGTTGAGCTACTCAACTCCGGCCCTTTTGCAATCATTGAGCTGTTTGAGCTGAAGCTGTTTCAAGATCTGCACGGCTCTAATGAGGAGTATTACTTTCACGCAGGCCGGAATCGTAAGACGACCGTGCCAAGCAACGCAGATGACATCCTTGATGCTTTCTCTATCAAATACGGCGGTCAGGCTTACATCCCGCTGCCGGTAGAGGCATCAGGGTTCGAGTTCAACGGTGATGGCACGCTGCCTAGGCCGACGATTCGCTTTGCGAACCTGCAGAGCCAGATGACAGCATTGCTGTTGGGCATTAATCAAATCACCCCTGGCAATGACCTTTCTGGCGCACGGGTGACAAGGATCCGCACTCTTAGCCGTTTTCTAGATAGCGATAACTGGGAGAACGGCGTTAATCCTTACGGCAACCCTGACTCTGGAGCAAACGCGCAACTGCCTAAAGAGACGTATTACATCGACCGCAAGGTTTCCGAAAACAGGGACTTTGTTGAGTTTGAGCTTGTGTCGTCCTTTGATATGGCGAACACAAAAGCTCCGCGTCGTCTTGTGATGCAGAACTTGTGTCAGTGGGAATACAAGAGCAAGGAATGTGGTTACACCGGCTCTGATGAGTTCACCATCAACGGCGTGGCGCTTTCGCGCTCTAATGCGACCGGCTTTGGTTATTCAACAAACCAAGAAAAACTGACTACCGGCTCAGAGTTGACGGAGGGCAATGCGCTGGTCTCCACTAATGGTTGGTTCATCGCAAAGGTTCAGGCCGATGGCAATTTTGTAATCTACAAAAAGCCAGGTGGATCCTCAGATCATTCGGTTTGGAGGACGGGGACAGAACGTGGCACAAATACAAATGGCTATACCTTGAAAATGCAGCCTGATGGCAACCTTGTTCTTTATAACGACGACGTTGCCCGCAATGACTACGCAGGCGGCTCTGTTGTTTGGGGTACTAAGACACATGAACTTGGGCAGATCTCCGCATTGACTCGCCTTAGCGTTGATGGCACTGACCAGTGGTATCCGCCTGATGTAGAGATCGGGCGCTCAGGGGCTTTTACTTGGGAGATCAAAGGCAGCAGCCCCTCAGCTGCAGGACAGACAACAACAGCCACGCACAATTTTGTAGATGCAGACCATGAGTTCGGCAGTCGCTCCGTCAACGTCACGTTTAACTTGACCTCAATCGCCATTCCTGCGGACCATTACTCAAAAGATCACAGCAATTACACGGGCTTTGGTTGGAACACAATTACAGGCATCACAATCAACAGTCAGACAGGCTTTTGGCGGAACAGCGAAGATTTTGTATTGAAAATTGCTCTGACCAGCAATAATCCTTTTGCGTCTAACCATCCGACAGAAGGCACGCTGCAAGAGGCTGGCGCTGGTTACAAGGTCACAGCAACTGGGCACACCACCAGGCAGCTGCGTCTCAAAGATGATGGCGTTCTTGTTCTTGAAAACTCCGATGGCAGCAACGCTGTATGGACCTCCGACAATGCACCAATCACAAGTGAGCCAGCAGTCGTCACAGGGACGACGACGCCGATTGAGGTTTCAGGTCAATGCGGCAAAACAATCCGCGACTGCCGTCTTCATTTCACCAATGACGATGGCTCTATTGGTGACGCAAACGGTGGACTGCCGTTTGGGTCGTTCCCTGCTGTCGGTCTAAACAACTGATGGAAGATTGGCAAAAAGCTGCAGTGCAGCACGCTGAGGCAGAAGCGCCTAAGGAGTGCTGCGGGTTGCTGGTCATGCTCGACGGTTCTGAGCACTATTGGCCGTGCAAAAACCTAAGCGATGAGGATGACGTTTTCATCCTTGACCCGATGGGCTACGCAGCTGCCGAGGACACTGGCAAGGTTTTAGCGGTTGTTCATAGCCATCCTGGTGCGCCTGCGCTGCCTAGTGAGCCTGACAAAAAGGCTTGTACTCAATACGGGCTGCCATGGTTCATCTACGGCATGGCGGATAAGAGCTGGTTGAAGATCGACCCTTGAGTCGTCGGTAGAATCAGAGGGCATAGCGAGTGACGGCAATGCTTCGCAAAATCAGGCTGTATGGGCACCTGGCGGAGCACTGCGGTCAGAAAGTCTTTGAGGCAGTAGCAAGGACACCGGCTGAAGCCATTCGGTTTCTTTTGTGTAACTTCCCTGAGCTGCGCTCAATCATGGGCACTGGGTATTACACCGTCACCGTAGGCCCGCACACTTTGCAGCTGGGACAGTCTCTAGAGCAGCTGACTTACCCGTTAATGGCTGATGACGACATCAGAATTATTCCTGTTGTGACCGGCGCAAATAGATTTCTTCGGAATTTGGCGTTCATCGCTTTAGGTGCCGCCTTGGTCGGCTTAGCAATAGTTACCTCAGGGGTCAGCGTTGGCTTGACTGGTTTTTCTGCTGGAACAGGTGCAACGGCTGGCGTGCAGGCAGCAGCGTTTGCAGGGAACATCGGAATTGGACTGGCTTTAACCGGCGTTGCCGGTTTGTTGTCGCCCACAGTGCCTACGCCTGATACCGACAACGATCCACGTAACAACTTCAGCTTTTCCGGCGTGCAAAACACCAACCGAGAAGGCGTTCCGGTTCCGATTGCCTATGGAGAGGTGATTGTCGGTAGTGTTGTTGTATCGGCTGGCTTGAACGTCGAGGAGCTTGAGTAATGCCCAAAGATGAACTGAATTCAAGACAGGTTGCCAGGATTATTGACTTGGTAAGCGAGGGCGAAATCCAAGGTTTTCCATCTGCCAGTGGCTTGACCGTTGGCACTGATGCCTACCACTTAGCGTCTCTTAAAGACACCTTTTTCAACAACACCCCTGTGTTAGGTGCTAGCGCAACGGTAACATCTGGCAGCACTCTCAAAGATGCAAATATTGTCGAACAAATGAACTTTGACATGCGTGACTCTAAGGTCGAGAGTCGCCTAGGCACGCAAAGTCAAAGCTATCTTGAGAACATTGGCGATACCACTCAAAGCACAGTTCTCGTAGGGGCTGAACTTACAAAAGCGAATATTGGCGATAATGAGGGCAATTTTTTCCTTTATGGCGGTTCTACAAATAGAACTACCGAGAAGGTGGCGGTGGGAGCAACTGCAACACCTGTTACGCGTCAAATAACTGATACCGACGTAACAAGCGTTCGTATCACGGTTGGTTCCCCATCGATGACGGTTGCAAAGGATGATGGCAGGGTCAGGGGCGTTCAGATCCAATACAAAGTAGAAATCCAATACAAGGGAGGTGGGTTTAACCCTGTTGACTTCGGTGATTTTGAAAATTACAGCAGTTATTTAGGTAACGGTGACTTTATTCTCCAAGGATATTCCCCCGATCTATATCAACGAAGGCATCTTATTGTTTTTGACGAGGACAAAATACGTGCAGGGACGGCTTTCCCTGTTGATATTAGGCTAACAAGGCTTGGCCATGAATTTCATAATGACACAGTAGCTATTGCAGATGATTTAATTTGGTATGACTTAACACTAAAAGTAGGCGAAAAAACGCGATACCCAAATAGTGCTTTAGTTGGTTTAAAATTTAATGCTGAGCAATTCCCTAGCATCCCGCAGCGTAGTTACAGGATACGCGGCATCAAAGTGCGCATCCCGCACAACGCAACAGTGCAAAGTGATGGCTCGTTGCAATACTCAGGGACATTCAACGGCACGTTAAAAACGACAAAGGAATGGACAACAGATCCCCCGTTTATACTTTACGACTTGTTGACATCAACTAGGTACGGATTAGGCTCTCAAGTTCTCACGCCAGAAGAGCGAGCTAAAGACGTTGCAGGTACCTTTAACGGCGCCTCTGATACTGCTAGCAATCTTGATTTATATAGTTTCAAAAAGGCTAGTGAATACTGCGGCGGGTTGGTTGGCGATGGCGCTGGAGGGCAAGAGCCGCGTTTTAGCTGCAACGTGCTTTTACAAACTCAACAAGACGCTTTTAAGTTAATTGAGGAAATGTGCTCTGTATTCAGGGCAATGCCTTTCTGGGAGGTTGGTGGCATCACTGTCGCTCAGGACGCTCCTGACGTGTTTGCTTATACGTTCAACCAATCCAACGTCACTCAAGCTGGGTTTAGTTATTCAGGATCAAGCCTTAAAAATCGACCGACATGCGTTTCTGTTAAATACTTCGACAACGACTTAAGAGACTTTGCTTACGAGTTGGTTGAGCTAGCTGAAACATCGTTCAAGCCGGTAAGAAAGTACGGCTATAACAAGCAAAATATCACAGCCTTTGCCTGCACTAGCCGAGGGCAGGCCCGTCGGCTTGGCCTTTGGTTTCTTTACTCGGCACACAACGAAACTGAAATTTGCAGCTTTGAAACTGATATTGCTGCAGGCATCACTGTCCGGCCAGGGGATTTAATTAAGATCGGTGATCCCGTCCGTGCTGGCAAAACCGTCGCGGGTCGCATTACTTCTGGCTCAACAACGACAGCAGTCAAGCTAGACCGCAGCGACGTGGACATGTTTGGCGCCCAAGCGCCAAGCACTTTCACGCTCAACGTTATCACTGAAGGCAGGAATGACGACGGCTCAGCCAAGACTGATCCAAGAACAGGCGCGTTGGTTTATGAGGTTCAAGCTATTGCCGGTTCAACGATTGTTGGCAACACAGTCACCCCTGGCGAGACCTTAAATAGTGCGCCTGTTGCTGGCTCTGCGTTTGCTATTGGCTATGACGGCTTAGCCCTAAGCCTCTGGCGTGTTCTTAGCGTTGTTGAAAACGAGTCAACTTATGGAATTACTGCTTTAGCGCACGCAAGGGACAAGTATTCAGTTATTGAGGCAAGCCATACATTTACGCCGCGTGATGTTACACAATTAGCTGAAAAGCCAGATCCTGTAACTAACCTGCAGCTTCAGGAAATTCTTTATGAAGAGGGCGACAAGGTTCTTCAGCGTGTCGCGGTCAACTGGCAGCAGTCGCCACGAGCAAATGAGTATGAAGTTGAATTCAAACTTGATAATGACAACCTACAGAGACATGTTGTAACGACAACAGGCTTTGACATTATGGATAGCCAAAGGGGCGTCTATGAAGTCAGAGTTTCTGCTATTGGTTACGGCCTAGATGTAGCGCAAACAGGCAAGCGGCGTTCGTCTCCAACAGTTGCCACTATCACCACTGTCGGCAAAAGCACGCCACCTAGCAACATCGCTAGCCTCAACATCACACCAATCGACCAACACACCGCTGAGCTGCATTGGCCTGAAGCAGCCGATCTTGATGTCAAAATTGGCGGCACGATTGAGATCCGCCACAACCCGCGAACTACTGGTGACATCAAATGGTCGCAGTCAGAAAAGATTGTCCCAGCTGTCAACGGCAGCTCAACCAGAAAAATTGTTCCTTTGTTGAGTGGGCACTACCTTGTTCGCGCAAAAGATTCTGTTGACAACTATGCACCGTTGACAGGCATCCCCACAGCTTTAGTTGAGCTGCCAGAGCCGCAAGACCTTGAGGTTGTCCAGACCTACACCGAAAGCCCCAACTTCACTGGCACGTTTTCGCAGGCGTTCAACAGCACAACAGAAGGCGGCATCACGCTAGAAGCTGACGGCAAGATCGATGAAATCACCGACTTTGACAGCGTCACCAACATTGATTTCTTTGGTGATGTGGTCTCGGTCGGTAGCTACATCTTTGCCAATACGCTTGACCTTGGCGCGAAGTATGACGTCGAGCTGTTAGCCAACCTGAAGATCAACACGATCAACCCTGACGATTTCTGGGATTCGCGGTCAGACAACATCGACACCTGGAACGACATCGACGCTGACGACCTGTCGGAGACCAACGCTGAGCTGTACTCAAGGTCTACCAATGACAACCCCAGTGGTTCGCCTACCTATGGAACTTGGGAGCCATTTGCCAACTCCACAAAGCGTGGGCGTGGGTTCCAGTTCAAGGTTGAGATGGAAACCTCTAACGACTCACAGGACGTTGTGGTGCAAACCCTTGGCGTGTCGGTGAAGCTGCAACGCCGCACAGAGCAGCAGCGCAACATCAGCAGCGGCACCGGAGCAAAGGCGGTGACGTTCCCATCTGCCTTCTACAGCACGCCAAGCATTACGATCACGGCGACCAACATGGCAACGGGTGATTTCTTTGAACTGAGCAGTGTGAGCAGGACTGGCTTCACCATTACGTTCAAGTCATCTGGCGGTAGCATTGTGAGCAGGAACTTTGATTATCAAGCCGTCGGGCACGGCAAGGAGATCACCTAATGTCTCAAGCTGTTGACTATTCGCTCGCTAACCAAAGCGGCAGTGCATTCCGTACTGAGCTGAACTCAATTCTTGGTGCGATCCAAACGCTTAACAGCGGGTCATCAGCGCCGGGCAACCTAGTTGCTCACATGGTGTTTTTAGACACCAGCACCACCCCGGCCACGCTCAAGATACGCAATGCCGCAAATGATGGGTTCATCGTTCTAGGTACTGCATCCACGAACTTCGGTCTGGTCAGCGCATCTGGTGCAACCTTTACGGGTGACATCACGCTGAACGCTCGTTCAGATGTGCGCTTCGCTGACGCAGATAGCAGCAACTATGTGGCCTTGGAGGCCCCCGCCACAATCTCGTCTAACTACACGCTGACCCTCCCAGCGGCTGACGGCAGCGCGAATCAGGCACTGAAGACTGATGGCTCTGGTGCGCTTGGCTTTGCATCCTTCCTGCTTGCCACTGAAACCACGAATGGTCAGGTCGTTACGGGCGGTGTGCGTGGAGCGATTACAACGCTGACCGATGCGTCAACGATTGCTGTTGACATGGATGACAACAACAACTTTCTGGTGACGCTGGCTGGCAACAGAACACTAGGCAACCCCACAAATGTTGTCGAAGGACAGACCGGATTTATTGAGGTAATTCAGGACGGCACCGGGAGTAGAACACTCAGCTATTCGTCGAACTATCGCTTTGTTGGCGGAACTGCGCCGACGCTGACAACGACAGCTAGTGCAAAAGATGTGCTGGCGTATGCGGTGCTATCTGACGAGAAGATTATGATCACAGCACACCTGGACGTTAAGGCTGCTTCCTGATGACAGTTCCCGGTAATCTTTCTTCCCCTCTGCTTGCAACTGCTGCTGCGGCTGGTGCTGCTGCTGCAGGGCCGATAAAATCGCTGCGTTTCAACAACAGTGATAGTGCAAATTTAAGTAGAACTTTTAGCTCTGCAGGCAATCGCAGGACGTGGACTTGGAGCGGCTGGGTAAAGCGCGGCAAACTAGGTACTGGCAAGTACTCGTTGTTTGGCGGAAGCGGCACTAACTCCATGATTCGTTTTAACAATGATGATGGAGGCGATAATCTTAGGGTTCTCGATGCAGCAACCGGTGGATACGATGTAATTACTAACAGAAAATTTCGTGACACAAGTGCTTGGTATCACTTTGTGGTCGCAGTTGACACGACTCAGTCTACAGCAGCAGACAGGGTAAAAATATACATTAATGGAGTACAGGAGACATCGTTCTTTTCATCTTCCTATCCAACGCAAAACGCAGAACTTACTTTCAACAACAATATCTCGCACACGATTGGTTACGCTCCGGGCAGCACTTATCACGACGGCCTAATGGCCGACATTTACTTTATTGACGGCTCTGCGCTTGACCCCACATCATTTGGGGCGTTTGACGATAACGGCGTCTGGCAAGCTATCGGCTATTCGGGCACATATGGTACGAACGGAGCCCATCTGCTGGATTTTGCTAATGAGTCAACAGTAGGTCACGATTCAAGCGGTAATAACAACGACTTTACGGCGAACAACATCAGCACGACTGCAGGCGCAGGCAACGACGTTCTGTTTGACGTACCAACGAACGGCACGCAATCAGACTCCGGTGCCGGGGGAGAAGTCTCAGGGAATTATCCGACATTCAACCCACTCTCTCAGCAATACGAAACGGCTCATCATGTGCTTGTTAATGGCAACCTTCAGCATGGTGACGGTAGTTCGGAAAAAGGAAATTATGCCTTAGATATTTCAACGATCGCTGCTCCGCCATCAGGCAAATGGTTTTGGGAGATGACTACGGACGGTAATGGGACCAATGAGCGAAGAATGATTGCCATTATGGCGGCTGATGCAAATTTTGCTCAGTACATTCCGCATGACAACTCTACTGATGGGTTGGTAGGCATTTGGCTATTGACAGGTCAAAAAATTGTTAATGGAGTTAAGTCCAGCTATACGTCTTCTTTTCGTACGGGAAACACAGTTGGCGTTGCTCTTGATCAAGATAATCAGGCTGTAAATTTCTATTTAAACGGAACAGCGTTAGGGTCTATATCATTACCGTCTAACATGCAAGGCAAATCAATCGTTGCTGCTGTAAGTTCTATTTACGAAGGAGAGAATATCATTGCAAACTTCGGCCAACGTGCCTGGGCCCATTCGGCTCCAAGCAATTACAAAGCACTTTGCACAACGAACCTCCCGACCCCGACGATTGCTAATAGTTCGGCTCATTTCAATGCAGTTACATATACCGGCAATAACACGGCTAGAAGTATCACCGGCGTCGGCCATAATCCTGACTGGGTCTGGATAAAAGACAGGAGTTCTTCATACCATATACTTACAGATAGTGTTCGCGGTGTCGGCAAGCAACTCTATACAAACACTAATGATCCTGAAGCATCAATCACAGACCGACTTACTTCATTTGACTCGGATGGTTTTTCTATAGCCGCCAATACATCTTCCGGCGGCGTTAATACTAACAATACACCGTATGTAGCATGGTGCTGGGACGCCGGAACATCAACGGTCAGCAACACTGACGGCAGCATAACTTCTAGTGTTAGGGCAAATCAAACTGCTGGGTTCAGTATTGTTGCTTATACAGGAAATTTCACGGCTGGAGCTACAGTCGGACACGGATTAAACGCTAAACCTGAGTTTATTATTTTCAAAAACAGAAGCGGCACGATTAACTGGGGCGTATACAATTCCGCTATAGGGGCAACTAAGAAGCTCAGGATTAACAGCACTGAAGCAGCTTCAACCACTGGGCTTTTTGAAAACACAGAGCCTACATCTAGTGTCTTTTCAGTTGGGGACAGTAACTCAACCAATGGAAATGGCAACAACATGATCGCCTACTGCATATCACCCGTGGCCGGATTTTCTGCCGTTGGTTCGTACACCGGCAATTCGGGCCAGAATTTCCAACACCTAGGCTTCCAGCCCAGATGGATAATGATTAAAACTACATCAATTACGGCTTACCCTGCTTACACGGGTTGGGCGATATTTGACACTGCAAGAGAGCCAGGCAATGTCAATGTAAACGCACTATTTGCAAACAGTACTCAAGCGGAAGGACTGCGTGGCAATGGCAGCAGTGCATCAGCTCCTGACTTTGGCATTGACATCTTGAGCAACGGGTTCTGCCTGCGAGATAATGGAGCGTCAGAAATAAACCTGAATGGGGAGGATTACATATATTTAGCGTTCGCGAGTAGCCCATTTTCTAACAATGGCGGGCTTGCTCGTTAAACTCACACCATCGTTCTAATCCCATGGGCTATCAGCTTTCCGATGGCACCAAACTGCCTCTTGACGTTGCGTTCACCACGCCGGATGGTGTGCAACGGCCAGCGAATTTTCTTCGCTTAAGCACTGAGCGTGACCGCGAGTTGCTTGGCATCACATGGGTTGCCGAGACCAATCGGGTTTGGGATGAAAAGTTCTATTGGGGCTATGACTCCGACAATAATCTGATTCCTAAGCAGCTTGATGATGTCACCGACGACGACGGCAACACCACAACCGGCCTGAAAACGCTGTGGAAGGCAAAGCAAAACGGTATCGCTGCTAGCTTGCTTGCCCCTTCTGATTGGCGCGTTGTCAAAGTGCTTGAGGTCAACACCAGCTTTAGTGCTGCAAAGACTGCGTTGCCGACGAAGTGGCAGACCTATCGGGCTGCAGTGCGTACAGCCTGCAACACGCGCCAAACCGAAATCGACAATTGCTCTGATGTTGGCAGGTTGAAAGAGTTGCTTTACGGATCAGCACAGATCCAGCAAACCGACGATGATGGCAACGGTGTTGTGGATGATGACGGCAACGCTGTCATGATTGCCAACCCCAATCTGGCTACCGCTTGGCCTGATTCTGTCGAATGACGTTTTTGGCTGGTTTAGCTACAGGCGTCCTGCTGGTGCTCGGCTGGGCGCTGCTTTCTATTGCTTCTGACAATGCAAAGACCTGACCCGATGATCTGTGGCACTCCTTTGGGGAGCGATGTGGTTGCGAATAGCAATCGCCAAGCATGGCTGGAAGAATTGTTCTTCCTTGATGGCCGCGACATGATCAATCACCCACAACGAGGTCTATTCACCGGCTTGGCTCACAAGTATCGGAACCTGGATTCAACTGACAGTTACTGATGGCGGGGGATGGATCACAATCAAAACCGGCACATAAACGAAGCAAGTAACGTAGTTCCGGAAAACGTTAACCCTCTTTCCCATGCTCAAAATTCTTCTTGCGAGTGGTGTCGCCGCTTCAGCAGTTGCGCTGGCATCTCCTGCGAACGCAGCTCCCGTCTACTTCAACCCTGAAGCCAACGTCGGTGGAAACCTTGACAATGGCGTGGGTGGAATGGATGTAGACCTCCACATCGGTATCGAAGGCGGTGGTGCGTATGCCCAGATTGGCCCTCTGGTCAAAATTCCTGACACTGGTGAAGTGGATTACGGCGTCAGCGGCAAGGCTGGCTATGGCTTTGGCCCTGGCTACACCGAGCTGTCCTTCGTCTCTTATGACGATGACACCAGCATCAATCTGAAGGTTGGTGGCAAATTCCAGCTGTGAGCTATAACTAACTCAGGTTTCTCACACAGACCGACATCGGGCTCCCGCAAGGGGGCCTTTTGTTTTATCTGCAAACACCATGCAAAAAGTCTGCAACGTTCTTGGCGTCCTTGGTTTCGTGATGAGTGGCACTTTGGTTGGCTTGTCAGTAGCTGCCTTTGTCCGTATCCCCGGAATGATCGACGAGTATGCCGCCAGCATGATGGATGACATCACTGGCAATGTCACTGAGATGCTGCCTGGGCAAATTGATGGCGCGATGCCTGAGCTGCCGACAACTACTGGTCCAGCTGTGCCTTTCAAGTCACCATTTTAGTGTTGGCGGTTGGATCCTCATCATGAGCTTCAGGCCCGAAGCCTTCAGCCTTGATCCGTTCAGCAAAGTTCGTTTCTGGCGCGGGTGTCTCAGCTTTCTGCTCAAACGACGTAAGCCATTCGCGTAACGCGTCACCAGTTGGCGTACCTTTCGGCCATTTGATCCACTTAAGGATGGCTTTTGGGTCGGTAAACGGTCTGGCAGTTTTGCCTGACATTACGGTGTAGACGACAGGCGGCCCTTCACGTCTGCGGTTACGTTCGATCCAGAGCTGACCTGCTGTAAACCGTTCTGACTTCATGCCGGAGATTCCTGAGATCGGTGTAAATGCAATCGGCGTTCCAATGATCTCTGTAGGTCAGCCGATACCACCACCTGTTTTACCAGCAGCACCGCCAGTTACGGCTACGCGGTTCCCAATCATTGATATGCCCGGATGCGTCAGGGCAAGGATTGCTGTTGGCAATGGAACGGAAACGTTTGAAGAGGATCCAAGTGGCAACGTGACGCTATGCACTGGAGCGGTGCCTATTTACGAAGCACCTGATTACAGGCCAAGAGATTTTACGTGGGTGCAACCAAAGCAGCCTGAAATAAAGAGGCCAGATGTCTCACGTCCAGCCCCTGTCCCTCAACCCACGCTGCCGGGTGCCGATCCCGACATCCCAAGATTGCCCAAAGATCCGCCGTGTCCACCCTTTGGCGCGAAAGAAATCGGATCGTTTAACAAACTCGGAACAAAGGTTCTTGCTGGTTACGAGCTGCAGGATGGCAAGTGCGTAAAGCTTTGGGATCCGGTGCCCATGGGGCAGGTGATCAACAACTATGTACCTGATGCTGGTCCGACCGTGTCGGTTGCGTTGACTGCTGCGATTGCCACGACTGTGGCGATCTTCGCCAAACCAATCGCATCACTCTTACAGAAGCTGGCAAAGCCTCTGACAAAGAAGGTGGTGAAGAAGGTTAATCAGAAGCTTGGCCGTAAGGTAAAACCGGAATCTTTACAGCAGCGGCGGGTTGTGCAGCGTCACCGGAATCAAGCCATTCGCGATCTAAGACGGGCTTTGGGTAAATGATCTGGTGCGTGTGACCCTCTACCGGCTTGGGTTTTAGGACGACATCAGCGCAGATGGAATAGAAAGGCGAAGTCTTGGCAAAGCCATAACCCTCACGCAGAGCTTTCGAACATGCGGAGAGCCTGCCCATCTCATAGTTAAGCCGCTTATCAGCTAGGGCTTGTTCATAGAGCGCCACTTGCTTGCGCTGCGCGTCCTTACACAGGTTTATAGGCCCCCAATCCAAGGGCACTGAGAAGGTTGCGGTGATGCCCAGATTGGTGCTGAAGTTTTGGCGATAGCCTGTTCTCTGCGGTTTCGTATAGAGCACCTTGCCAGGATTGTCTGGAATACCGTCAGGGCCATCAAGCCCTGTCTCTGGGTCTATTAGGCCAAAATTATCGCTGTTATCGTAGACATTTTCGTGATAATACTCATTGTTTGGCTGACCAAAAGAATGCGTAGAAGAGACAAAAGGCGAGATGTTTAGCGTTGCCCCGTCACACTGAATCCCGCTACCTACTGAGTATTTCATGTATTGACCAGGAACAATTTGCACCGCTTGATTAACAACTGAGCCTGAAGAATTACTCACCGGAGATGCAGTTGCACTGACCTGACTTGCGGCAGGTAAGCAATACAAAAAGCTAAGCGAAACAGCTGCGGCAACTGCTTTCATTGGCTAAACGTGCTGGTGGAGTCGATAACGGTTTCAATCAGGGTTTCGCGCTCAATATTTACCCGCTCAATCAGGCCGGGGCCGCTGTAGGTCTCCGCAAACTGAAACGCTGCACCCGGCACGGTTTGTTTCCAGGTTGAGCGACTCGAAAGGTTCAAAGATGTTGTTCCTGCTGACGGGCTAACAACACCGCTGGCTGGTTCAACGCCAGTTCCGCTGACGCTGTATTCAAAGCCAGTGCGGTAGCTCTCGGAGACAATGCTCTCGCGCACAACCGTCCTCGACTGTGTCGTGGAGGAGACAAGGCCCTGCGAAAAATTGGGAACGACAGGCACTGCAACCGCTGGAGAAGGCAGCAGCAACAGAATGATTAGCCGTTTCACCGTGTGGTTAGCTCACTGATGACTTGGCCGATCGCACTTGTGTTGCCTGCACCTGGGCTGATTGTGATGGTCCCCGCTGTTGTGACGCTCCCGCTTAGGCCAGTGTTGGTGCCTGCGGCTGTGCTGGTCACATCGCCAAAGGCGGGCACAGCGCCAACCGTAGGGGCTGACGTGGGCACAGTATCCCCGGCTGAATAGCTGACGCTGTAGGTAAAAGAATTCCCAGCGGTTTTTTGGGTTACGTCTGGGACTGTGATGGCATTGACCCCGTGAGTAGCTGCCCCGAGCCCTCCGAGAGCGTCACTTGTAGTTGAGCCGCCTGCGGTAACGCTGGTATCGATCCCGCTACCGCTGATACTGAAGCTGTTTCCAACACGAATGGCACGAGATGAAGCTGCGCCAACATCTAACTGCACGCTGCTGGAAATGCGGTGGGTGAGATCAGCACGAGCAGGCAAAGCGGCTGCCAATGTGATGCCCAATACCAAAAGTGAGCGTTTCATTTGATGCCAGCTTTGGAATCTTTGCTTTCTACGATAACGCCGCTGTCCTCTTTCTTTTTCTTGCCAAGTTTCCCTAGTGCTGGCGAGTAAGAAGCTGCAGTCCCAGTCAGCAAACTGGCCGGAAAAGTCGGATCGACAGACTGGGAGAAGATGCCCAAATAATTTGCGGTGAGAATGCCCATCGACCACAGCAGGATGGTCACGCGCACAACATCGCCTAGCCACGAATGGCCTTGATCCTCTTGTTCTTCCGGCTTGGTTTGCGGTGTTTCTGCCATGATTGAGCGAGTGTTACGGGCGGGTCATGGTTGAAATCTGGGCCGCCGTTGCAGGTGCCAGTGTCACGGTAGCCGGGCTGGGTGTTTCGGGTCTTAATCGTCAAAGCCAGCAAGGTCGTGATTCTTTGGTGCGGCTGACAACTGCTGTAGACAATCTGTCCAGCAGGCTCCAAGTCCTGCACGACGACATCAAGACCAAAGATGTTGAGGTCTTTGCCAGATTGAACGAACTCGAGCGTTCAGTGGCGCGACTGGAAGGCCATTCGGATAGGCACTAACGTATTAGTGCAGTTCAAGGCAATCTCATGCTTTTGGTGCTTAAGCCCTTTGTAATGGCGATGTGGCGTTCCCGGGGATTTAAAGAGCTGATTGTTGCGATGCTGGAGAAGATCGTCACGCGTACAGACAACGACTTAGACGACTTGGCCGTCAGCCATTTGAAGGATTTGCTACTTCCTGACACGAGGGTAGAAAAATAGGTAGTGTCCGGCATCATCCAAATATCCTTGCTGCTGGTGCTGGGCGTGCTTTCACTCCTGCCGTTTTTTGAACGCTTTTCCAAAGATGCGCCCCACCGCATGGCTGCTGTTAAACAGCTTGAGGAGTCCATGCCGCCGGAACTACTGGAGGAAGACGCAGAGTGGTTCCAGGCTTGGAAGGCAAGTGGCTATGACCAAGAGGTCTACATGCCGTACTTCAAGCAGCTCGACAACAAGACAGGCACTGGTTATAGGGAGTGCTTTTCCTCGTCGGCGGCGATGGTGGCGTCTTTTTACCGCCGCATTAAATCGGATGACGAGTACAACGAGATCAGGGCCAAGTTCGGTGACACCACGTCAGTAGAGGCTCAGCTGGCAGCTCTGCGCAGCCTTGGCTTACAGGCTGAGTTCCGTAAAGACGGCAACGCAGAAATGATTGAGCTGGAGATTGAAAACGGAAGGCCAGTCATGGTGGGCTATCTGTCAGCGGGCAACATGCTTCTAGGCGAGCCGCCAATGTGCAGCGGCTTAGGTTGCGGGCACTGGGCAGTCATTTCTGGCTACTCACAAAAAAACTCTGACGATCCCCTCTGGGTACTTCAAGACCCTCGCGGGTTTCCTGAAATGGAAAAGGGCGGTTGGTCTAACCCGCATCTAGGCCGCAACGTCAAGGTCAGGCAGGCTGCATTCAAGCCACGTTGGGAAGCGGAGGGCGATTCAACGGGCTGGGTGATTCTCGTTAGTGAGTGAGTTCTATTGGGTTTGGGCATTTATCAGTGCGTTCTGGACCACGGTTGTTGTGCAGTGCGCCAAGCCCGCAAACCTAGAGCGTTGCGCACAGGTCAATGATTGGCTGGTGCCATGGGTTAGAGACACCATGGACATGCAAAAAAACGGTGCTTACTATTCGGAAAGAAAGATTCTGAAACAATCCAATGGGCTGGGCCGACTGGATGATGGTGAATCAAACCCTTGAAGAGGAGCTAGAAGTCGAGCGCAGCGTCAGAGAGGTTCACAACTGCCAAGACGAAGAGGTGCTAAAGCAACTCTGCGCTGGCCTTGTCCGGCAAAGCTGGCATCAGGGCAAGCTGCTGAGTCAAGCCGTAGGCAGGATCGGAGAACTCGACGCCAAGATTGCGACTTGGGACTAGCCCTGCTTGCCAGTCAGTCTTGACCTGTAGAGCCTGACGCAGGATTCAAAATGCCACTTGGCCTGCCAGTCGTGCTTGAAATAGCGGACAATCCCGCCATGGCTCACCTCCCAAAGAAGCAACCCGTCTTTCTCGACTTGCTTCATGGTGGGCCTCATAAAAAAGGAGCGCGGATGCGCCCCTAGTTTCTCGTTCAACATTTACCTTAAAAGTCAGCGCCGGATTTGTCAGCGAGGCGCGGCTTGGCATCACTCAAAGCCATCAGCAGATAATCGTTACCCGCTTGGCTTTGGCGCGGCATCAGGTTGGCGCGAAGCTTGACGCATTCCTCGCCTTTTTGATTCTCGCAGCGATCTGCAGTCTTGACCCATTCCACAAGCTTGCGCAGCTCAGAAACAGGCACTTCCATGGCAGACCAATAGTGGCCGTCCTTTTTTTGATCTTTGTTGAAGTTGCCCCAGATGTTGAAGGCGTCGGGTGCGAAATCAGCCATTACTTTGGATTGAAGAACTTGAGGATGATGGTTTGCAGCGCAGCGTTGATCACGCCTTGATGGCGTTGCTCGGCGTAGTGCTGCAGCTGTTCGGCTAGCTGCTTGTCCAGCCGAACTTGAAAATGCTGAGCACGACGCTTGTCGTCTTGCTTTGCTTGCGTGGTTTTTTCATCAGGCATACTCATTCATGACGGCTTGAATCCAAGCCTCGTGCTTTTTGCTGGTGATTGCCGGGGCAACCTTAGCGTTAGCGGCCAAGTTGAATTTTGATCGGAACGCTGCACAAAAGGCCTCGCGGTTTGCAGCTGGCATGTCAGTGATCCACCTGAGCAATAAATTGCGCTCTTCGTCTGACAGAGGCTGATCTTCTTTGGCTACACCAGCGACGGACGGGCCGGCTGCAGGCTTGGATTTAGCTGCAGGCTTTTCATCCGCAAAGTCGCCATCAACATCCATATCGGCTGTTAGACCTAGGATTGATAGCAAGCTATAACGCCGAGAGTAAGTGCAGCTGCCGCCCCAATCGTGCAAGGGATTTTTGCCACGTCCGGCGACAACCATGGGCAGCCGACTGACGAGATGAGCCCCACTGACATGCAGCAGCTGAGTGACCAAGACAGGGTTGTTGTCATGAGAGCTTGGCTCAAAGCCTTGCGAGACAACCAAACCGTTCTTGAGAAGATGCGGTGTCACGGTTGAAAGGACTGTTTCAAGATCTGCAAACTTGCCGTACTGAGCAGAAGCAGTCTTGTTGATGGGCGGAACTGTTTTGTGAAATTCCACCAAAGCCTCAATCAAGGGCTGTAACGGTGATGATGGCACCGAGGAAGTCATCTGTGGCGTACCTCTTAGCGGCGTAGATGGAAACGATTTGCGCGTCAGATCTCAGAAGGACCATGCCGCACGCATCAGCAATCGCGTCCCCGCATGAGCGAACTAACTTGTCGCAGTCGGGCGTTTTGACGTGATGCCTAGGTGCTGACGCTTTTAGCTTTGTGGCGTTCTTGCCTGTGCCGTAATGCGACAAAGGTCGAGGGAACACGAACTCACAACGCAGCGATACAGCTGCAGTGATGTCCCAGTCAGCTGGCTTCTCGCGATACGCAACAGCTGCAATATCTGAGCGCCAGCTACCTAGAGCATGTTCGTTGTTAGCAACCACTCTGCTGCCAAAAGCTTTGACAGAGCCTTGCGGCACTGGTGTGCCAAGAACGCGAAACGTGAAACTAGCCGGGGAGCTGTGCATAAGCCTTGTCGATTGCAGAGTTGAGCAGGGCTTGAGCGAGCTTGGTTGAGCTGAGCCTAGGCTGCTCAAACTCAATAAACTCACCGGCAATGCTGACATTAGTCATGTTGCCTTTGGTGGCCTCTGAGATCTTGCTGAGCTTGTGGGCTCGGTCTTGATCAAGAACAATTTGGACGCTTTTCATTTAAGAGAATCGCAGGCTTTTTGAATGCCAGCGTTGCAATCGCG